CAATAATTACCATGAATTGGTATCAATACCACCTTGAAGTCTTCTTTATTCATTTCTTTTTTCTTTTAAAATCATTTAATAGAGTACATGGTAACTCTAAATACTTTTTATTATTATCATTATACTTATGTATTTCTCCAACATCAATCATGTTCCATACATCCTGTAATCTCATGACAAACCTTTCATCAAGTGTATTAGAATAAATAAAGAATAGCACAGGTGCTACCCCGTTCCATAAATTGTACTGATTCAAATCATCAATCTTGAATTTTGCACTCTCGGTACAGCCTTTAATCTCAAGAAAATTAAATTGGTTTTTTACAACTATAAACATATCGGGCATACATCTTAAAAACTCTGGTACTTTAAACCATATTTGACTAGGTATCCTGTCATTTTTAGAATCAAAACCTATGTTTTTATATACAATGTTTGAGGAATTAAGATACTCCTCTGCCATTACCTGTGCTACATCTATTCTATTTGTATTACGCAAATGAAAATCACCGTCACTATCTGATACAGTACCGTCAAATTTATCAACTAATAATCTTGCTGATTTCTCATTAACTTTTAAAGTATCTAAGAGAGTCATTTCTCTTCAATCTCATCTAATATTTCAAATAATATTTTTCTATCTTCTACTAAATATTCTATAATATTCTTCAATCTTACAATTACGCTCCACCATAGTAAAAGCATACATACCCACATAAATTCATAAAATGGGAAATGTTGTTCCTCAACTACTGTTTGTATCCATTCCATATTATCCTCCTTAAAAGTTTGGGGGGTTCCACAGAGAGAAAATATACTAGAAGTATACCATCGTAGTTGTGGAGAAGAGTGGAGACCCCCCAAGGGTTAATTTAACTTATTCTTCATCCTCTTCGTCAATATCGTCAGTATCACAATTGTTACAAACAATATTAAGTTCAGAATCATCACTTTCTGTAGTCCCATGTTCTTCATAAACAGTATCAGTGTCTCCACAATGTGGGCACTCGATATCATCTGTTTTATCTCCACCTATGGGGTAATCTTTCGGTGTATTCATACTCTTTTTCTCGGTCTTCCCCTTTTCTTCGGTTTTAACATTTCTCTTTTCCAATCACCAATATCTGATATTTGTTCAGCATGGAAATCTTGGTTCAGTTGCATTTCGTTAATTTGGGGTACCTGTTGTTCCATGCTTAATTGCATTTCGTTAATTTGGAACGACTGTTGCTCTATGCGTAACTGCATTGCTTCAATAGCCTTTTTATTTGACCATGTAAAGTTACTTAAAAGTTGTAACTTTGTCCATAATCCATTCTTTTTTTTCCTTTTCCTAAAAGGATTGTAAAGTACTCTCATTATCTTATTCCTAATTCAAGGTTAAGTTCTAGTTTCCAGAGTATTATTTGACATAGTATATGACTACTATCATTGTCTTCGCATATATAATGGATAAATCCAATAGAGAAAAATTTAAAAAGCGTAAACTTTATAGCATTTTCACCAGTTCTTATGTAAAAGATATATTCCATCATGAGCGTTTAACTCTCTTCACTTTTTGTATGCTGGCACCATTGGGCAATTCTATCCCTTCTTTTGCAAGGGACATACAAGCCTTTCTGAGCTTAGCTTTGTCTACTTTTTGCACTATTTCTGTTTTAATGAAATCATCTGGAAGTGCGCTCTGGTCAAGAATGACAACAGAACCATATGTTTCATAGAGCTTATACCTCGCAGTATCTGTTTCCAATACACCATTTTCATCACCAAGTTCTTCGATTAACATCGGCAACAGTACCTTGTTTAAGTAATCGGAAGTTCTTGTAAGGGCGTATTTTCTATTACGAAGACGAGCAATTTCACTTTTATGTACTTCTATCTCTGCATCTATTAGGTATTCTCTCTCCTTGATATTTTGTGAGAAAAAGTCAATGCCATCAGCCTTGCCTTTTATCTTCCTTTGTATCAAAGCCTGCTCCTCTAAAAGAGCAGGGAGAGTTTCTTCGTTAGTGTCCAGCTCCATCCTTAATACAATGTCCATATGGTCACCAATTAATTCTCTTGCTGTTTGTTTCTTTTTATCTCTACTCATAATCTCTCCTTAACCTAAATGACGGTCTCCATTTCAAAGGAATATCTTCAAAAAGTTCACCATCAGAGTTTTTAAACAACGATAGATATTTCATGGTATCTTTAGCTTGCCCATTTATACCAATGACTTTACGAGACGCATTCTCAATAGCACCACTACCTTTACCAGCATATAAATCAAGAACATCTGCTTTAGAGTATTCTCTACTTACCTGTGACAATTGTATAATTATTATATCATTATTAACAGCCATGTTTGATAGACTGTGACTAATATATCTCACACCTTCATATTCCCCTCTATGGGCTGGACCGGGGTCAATAAGGTCAATATAATCAACAACTACGACTTGAGGGTCTAGCTCTTTAATCTTTTCAGCTATGTCATCAATCGTTGGTTGTATAGTCTGTATAATAATGTGGTCTAATAATCCTTTATGGTCTTCTGCTATTTGCTTTGCGTTCTGTTCTACTTGTTGTTTATCTACATCGGCAACTATCTGAATATGTCTTTTATGCATGTACCAATCACTCAATTCTAAACTTAAATACAATGTATTCAGTTGTTGGTCTGGGTCTATTCTGTCTTGTGCAGAATTATAACCACAGATAATATTTTGAGCAATCGTTGTTTTCCCCGAGCCAGTAGGACCAAAAATAGTCACTAATTCACCGGGATAAATCATGCAATCCAAATTTGGGAGCCCAAAGATTTTTGATAAATCTATAGTTTTCCCACTAAAATCTGTTGACAATCTTTCTTCTAATCTCCGTTGCAATTGTGTGAAGTCCTTTACATCTATAGTATAGTCCTTCCTCTTGTAATGAATACATTGTGTTTGACACCTAGCTTTCATCTCTGGGTCTTTACAACCATATTGATACCCATTATTGTACACGCTTTCGACCTTCTCCAAAATAATGTTCTCCGATAACTGGTCGCCATTCCAGTAAAGTAATGCGGCTTTTGTAGCATCACTTGGTATCCCATTTCTTCTGAAGTGTGAAGCAATTCTGAGTATTATATTGTTTCTACTACCAGCCTGTGGTCCTTCTTTCCACATAATTTGTACACAGGGTACAACCTTATTAGGTTCGGACACAGCTTTGAAAGCCCTTACGGGCTCAACGGCAGTTTTGATAGATTTATCTAAGGATTCATCTCCCCACATAACATCTTCCCAATCAATACAGGATGGTTCTCTAGCCAGAGATTTAACTTCGTCAAACTTCATACCAAGAAAAGTCTTAAATGGCATAAGAGTCTTAAATAGATTAGATTTAGGGTTCTTTGTCCCTTCTTCCCTATATATAGCAGTTCTCATGTAAACAGCGGGGTCAATATCCACGCTTGTTATCAATTGAGTTAAAGTCTGCTTAACTATATAAGGCAAGTCTTGATGAGGTTTAAATCCAAAACAATCGGCACTAACAAGTATATGATACCCTGTGCCACTGAAATAAATTCTGTAATTCCCATCCTTTAAACCTAATTCCATTAATTCTTTTACGCAAGTCTGTGCTTGTTGTAAGGTGTAACTATCACTATTGTCTTTTTTATCAATATCAATAAGAATATTATCACAATATCTCTTACCAATATAATCTTTTAAAGAGTGGTTAGTTCTTACAAAGTCAACAGCATTGACATCATATAAATAATGAGACCTATAAATAGGTATACTGCTTCCCTTAGCAAAGAATTCATCTAAGTTTTTCTGGTATTCTCCAAGAGTCATAAGGAGTCCCCGTTGCTGAGGACTCCCTATTGCTACTTCAACATATAATTCCACTATTTATGTAGTTGGTATACCCGTGAAACTAAAACGGCAATTCGTCTGCTGACGCAGTCGCTGTCGTTGAAGGAGACTTGGCAACATCTGTAGAAGATGCCTCCTTAAGAAAGCCCTTTTGTTGCATGTAGGTTACATAACTCGAAAGTTCTGCTTTCCCTTTTGCATCATTAGTGCATATCTTGCCAAGTACTCTTTTATATATCTTATCGCCAGACTTTTTAGGAGCCTCACGATATATGTATATATAAAATCTTAGGGGTGCTTCCAACATGGGGTTGTCAGACCCGTTCATAGTATTAATATGAGCGTTTAGAGCACCAGTGATACTTGTAATGGCTGTGCCATCTTCGTTCTCCCACTCGCCCTCTGTATTTATTCCGCCAGTAAACCCAATAGCATCTTTAAAATAATTAAAGTGTCTAATCATTTTATTAGCTTGTATACTGCCATCCGCTTCTCTTTCAAAAGAACCTTTAATGGCATGTACTTGGGGGTACTTGCTTCCTTTCAGGGTAAAATGTACATCTACCCATATATCAGCCCAATCAAATTGGTCTGACTTGTCTTCAACCTTCATGACACCAGCTTCAAAGTAACCAGTAAAATCATTGTTGGTAGAAGAAGTTTTGGTTTTTAATAACGCCATGTTATTTAACCTCCTCTTCTGTGTATTCTGTGATTGCCTTTGTTATATCATCGTATGTGAAAGGCAAGAGTTTCCCATTTAAAGGTCGTAGCCTTGAGCCAACTGTTCTCTCATCATAAGCCTGAAAAGAGACATTAGGTACAAGTTCGTCTTTTTCGACAGTACTATAACCTATAACATCTGCTCTGGCACAAAGTGCATAGCCTAAACCTCTTGGGAGGTCAGGACTTAATTGTACTTTTCCGTCTTGCATTTGGGATTGTTTTGAATGGGAAGTAATCACTAAGGTAGAACCATGTTTCTTCATAAGCATTTGTAAACGCTTAACTAAATCAACATTTTTCCTCCTAGCTTTTCCCCAATCAGCTCCCCACTGACCTTCACCCATAGATGTAATACCAAGTTCTTCACATACGGCATGTTCAATCCAGCCGTTAATAGTATCGACAGTATCGATAACTAAAGTTTCATATGGTAACTTAGTCCAATTATCCTTTAACCAAAGATAAACTTCAGCTAAAGAATAGACTTCCATGGGTTTCCCTTTATCCTTCCCAACACGGTTATAATAACCTCGTTCCTTAATAGGAACAATGTGCTTATCTCCTTGCTCATCAAGCGTAAAGGGGGGGTTTAATGATGCAACTGTAATAACATTTGCACCGTCAACAAAATCAGCACCTAAATCTGTATCGAGAACAAGAACACCTTTAGTGCCCTTCTTCGACCAGTTAGCCGCCGCAGTTGTTTTGCCCGTTTTGGGCTGACCGATAAAATACCAAGTCAGCCCACCGGGATGTTCTGTCCAATCAGTTGAAACTGTTCGGGGTTGTATTTGCATACGACATGTCCTCCACTATAATAGGGGTATTTGAATCATCTTCTCCACAGTAAAAGTTCATCATCTTTATGTCTAAAGGCGATAAACCTTGCCAAATATACTGATAAAAAGGTCTTTCTGTCAAGAAATTAAACAGTTGGGTTACCCCTAAACCTGCAATTAAATTGGCACAAAAGATTGTATGTTTCATGGTACAAGGTGCTTCCTCTCCAGATTCTCCGTTAGGGAACCAATAGTCCATATAAACATCGCTATTCTTTGTCACAGTAATACAAGACATTGTTAAAGCATCCATTCTCATGTCTATAAACACTTCTCTATCTTCTTTTTCTTTCCACTTTTCGTAAACTAGTTTTCTTGAATCCATACTATCTGTACATACTATGGTTTTGTCGGACAAGACTTGACCGTTGCCCGTGAATTTCTCCACGAGCATTTCGGTCTTAACATCTTCTCCACCATAGTTTTCTGCTATCTTATTTGCCATTTTACATTTAGAGTTATCATCACCTCTGGAATACCACTCTTCTGGATACAGAGTTGTACCAAAATTATGTTCTTCCATTGTATCGTCATCATAACCCCTTATAAAATCAAAACCCATAGTAGCTAGTAACATAATTACTGCGCTTCCTATACCGCCTAAACCTACGATTGTTACATCGTCAAGCTTCTGTTGTGGTATTAAGTCTTGATTTCTCAGGTGTTTCCGGGAGAGCGAGGACATCCATAACCTCCTTTGCATTAGCGTTAGATGAATCGTTCCAAGAGTTTATAAAACTGAGAGCGTCAATCCCCAATTCTTTTAACTCGTCTTTGAAAGTTTCAAACAAAATCTGGTTATCTTTATAAGCTTCCGCTAGTAAAGTGATATAACCACTTTCGGGTTCAGCCATATAAGCCGCCCGATGTTGTAAACCTTCTATGACTCTTTTGTCACTGTTAGTGTTACCTGCTTCATGACCAAATGGGTAGCCATACCCACCACTTCCATTAAAGAGAGTTCCTTGATTATATTGTCCATTTCTGTAATAACCAGTAGTCACTACAACAGATTCTACTTTCTTCTTCTTCTCTAATCCCTTTGCAATGTAACTCCATTTCTGTTCATCTACATCTGGTGGCATGATTAACTGAATATCAGCTTCATCTGCTTCTTCAACATGTACAATTTCATATTGGTCAGCATATGATACTGCAAATGCAAACTTCTCTTTCTTACTTGCTACAACAGTAGAACAATAAAAGTTCTGTATTGGAGCATTGTCTTCCAGACAGTCTGTATCAGTTCCACTAAAGAAAGCACCCATAGTATGGTGAGAATGTATTATTCCCATCATACACTTTTCTGTCTCTGGGAAATTTTTCCAAGTTTTCTTGAGTATTTTTGCAGTATCGCCAGCGTCTATTACTGTTCTAGTCCCGTGACCTAAGTCAACAGGATGAAAATGAACTAATTCAAATCCCGAAGGATATTTTTCATCTTTTTCGAAATGTGGCTTGTACCATGCAGGTCCACTCCACTCAGTTGACGGGAACTTCTTTAAAAAGTAGTTCACTTTGTTCCATGTTCGGTAAGGTATTCTTAAGAACATTTTTTAACTCCTTGCTTTTTGTAGCATATCCAGAAATAAATTCTCTATATGCAGTTGTTATTACTATTTTGTCCATTGTGTCTCTGAGCTCTTTTGCCTCTACAAGACTTTTGGGGAATTCTGGGAATAATACATCCCACAGTCTGTGACAGTTTTTTAACTGCCCTGCCCTCTCGTCTTTATCAAGGTCTCTAATGTCATATAAATAACCATTCATGTACTTACTCATTGCATCTTGGTCTTCTATATTACATCTCACACTAATGGTCTCACTTAACCAGTTGCCCATATTCCCAAACTCTCCAATAACCCATTGTTGAAAGAATCTAGACATCATTTCAGTCCAAGCATCATTAATACTTAATGATACACCTTTGTAGGTCTTACTAAAATCAACTTTTGCAATTTTAGATGAATTTCCAGTTAATAATAAATTAATAATATCACGCTGGTGTTCCATCTTGACATTTTGCGAACCTTTTCTCATACTTCTAAAGGTTGATGCTATTTTATCAAATAAAATAAACATAAAGTTGTATTCAGGAAGATTCTCCTTAATAGAGTATGACTGTTCTTTATAGACAAACAGATTACCATCGAATCTTGAGTCACTATCATTTTCACTTAGATAACCTTCTTCAGTTAACATCGCATAATCATGATTTCTTAACACTCTTGCTTCTTGGTAAGACTCTTCAAAGACAGCCGCTGGTTCTGAGTTTCTTACAGCCTGTTCCCAGCTTATCAGTTTATCCATTATTTCATTAATATTATTGTTTTTACCTAATAATAATAACAAATTAGAACAACCATCGGTTCTTGGGCTATTACCTTCACTATCGGCTTGTCCAAACAATTGCATCAAACTGCCAAATCTGTAATCACTACCAGAATTAACCGTTCTGACCATCTCTAACTGACTTGCTTTGTCTTCAATGTTATGGTAATTAACATGTGCCCAAGTATCCAGTCCAGCAAAGAATAGTGCTTTTAAATCACCATATGACCAAGTATACCCTGAGCGTTTATTAATCCATTGAGTAATTCTAAGACTAAGTTCACAATCACTCCATTTAGCATTAAAGTTGTGCCAATCTGTGTATTCTTTCATCATTTCTTCATAATCATCTTCATACTCGTCTCTATCAGGATAATTTAAACATACACGAGGTGATTCAACACCTACTATGTCATGGATTTTCTTGATATAATAAGAGTATTGACGATTGTTCATTTCTTCATTATCTTCATAAAGAAAGAAATTGATGAGTTTACTCCAAATGTTCCAGTTCTCATTCTCTTCAGCACAAAAATCAATTAACCAATCTTCTCCAAGAACACTTACTAATACATTGTTGTATGTTCTTGCTAAATCTGGTCTTCCAAGGTTTAAATTACCACCCGTACACCAAGGAAAAGGTTGACGATGATGTGCTCTGTCAGTTGGTATCCTATCATGGTCATATACATTTACATTGAAAAATGTACTACGATAGTTATAATCACAAAGAAATCCCCTTAGTGTCTCTACTTGATGATAAGCAGTTTGTCTCTGTGAATCTTCAAGATTACCAGCCCAATATCCCCAACAAGCCTGTGCTTGTGCGTCAATATGAGGATGATAAAGTTTCTGAAAAGGAAAATCAGCTAATTTATAAGCATCTTCAACTTTTTCTTCCATTAAATATCCTATAGGTTTACATTTCTGTAAGAATCTTACATGACAAGGTTCATAACCAGTCAGTCTAGCTCCTTTCTTCATGTCCCAAGCAACATATACTGGTGGAAGATAAAAGTATTTCTTTACCCGTATTCTACAATCTCTTAAAATTAGCATTAAATACTCTCTTTTTTCATCATATATAAATTCGTATTCTTTTAAAAATTTATAAACTTCTTCACCTACAAATTTTTCAGGAATACTTATTTTATTAGCAAAAAGATTATTTATCATTTCTTCAGATTTTATTTCATATTTTACAGTTTCTCCAGTATTGGTGTATCCTGTATATTTTACTGTTTCTTTTCCAGTTAATCTCTTTAGTTTTCTTTCTTTTGATGCAAACATAAGGATTTCCTCCCTGTTAGTTATTAATTCGTTGCAAAGTGCAACATTATGCAACAAGGGTATAGGTTATTTGTTTCCCTATACCCCGTTACGGTATTCGAAAGCAGTGCTAAACTACCGCACTTGAACTTTAAAAGTTCTGTGCCCAGACTCTTGGCGAGCTTTCTGGAAAGAGACTACTGCCCCGTCTTTAAGACGAGTATTTGCAGTAGCGGCTTTACCACCAACATAGATAGCCACTTGGTTATCCGTGATGCCAAAACCTTCTTTCTCAGCAATCTCCGCAGGAGTGGATGCTTCCACAGTCTTAGGCACGCCACCAGTGTGGTATGCCATATAGCGAACTTCAGCCATTAATAGACCTCCGATATGCTTTGAAGGTAATTACTTACGCTTCTGGTTGTCACTGCACTTGCAGTCTTCCTAATGAAAAATCGAGCAATAGGTTTCTTTCCATCCT